TTCTTGTAACAGAGGTTCGGTTACTTCTGTTCTATGGGTTCGTATATCTCTCCGGGTGGGTAATAAGATAACAGAAGTTTTAATCTTCCATTCTTTTACCTACTGTCTTTAAAAGACCGGCAGCCGAATTAGGAAGTAAATCCTGATTACGGTTGCTATAGATACGGTCGGATTGGGGAATGGTCAAAGCTCGCAAGAACAATGGCCAATCTCCTTCTCCAACTGTATCTATAAGTCGAGCCTGCTTCTGTAAATTTAAGTACATCTCTTCTACTAGCCCATGGGCAAATAGAATCGGTATACTCGAATTTACATCAGCAGGATCTTCTCCTTCTTTTAAAACACCGGGGGTGGTTAAGTAAATAACCAAAGTGATCGCAAGATCACCTAGTGGGTATTTACTTCCCTCTGGATTGTTTGAGTCCGCGAACATTGTGACACAACTCTCCTTGAGGACATTATTGCTAATGTACTCATTGAGATAGTATCCCTTAGGTATTGGGATGTTATGAGCACGAAAGAAGCTATCCATAGCCTCATTCGCCCTCAGAGATCCCATTAGAAACCTAAGTAAACGTTCGCAATACTCTGTCTTTGTGCGGAGGTCTCGGCGAAAACTCCGAGGCATCCTCATAAAGGTTGAGTAAAACTCAAACACAACCGCAGGAATACCAAGAGATGACTTAAGACCCTTCTTTTCTTCTTGGACGAGTACATTGGTAATCAAGTTGTAACGCTTGCTTACCTCTGTAACACAATCCATTGGAAAAGGAGAGACTTCTTTCCCGAAGTGATAGTACCTCTTGGCAAATTCAAAGGTCGTTTCCGACTTATGAGTTTTGTCAGGGTGTACTTCCACTCCGAGAAGGGTCATCTTCTTGATATAAAGTTCCCCCAAGTCCTTGTGACCGATAACCACATCATCTCCTAAGAGGTAATATGGTGCTCGTTCCCAAGGAATACCTAGATCACAGCAACAGGAAAATATTACGAAATGGTGAGCGAGTGCAAAACTTGCCCAAGACGAATATGCTCCCATGGGGTTTCCTGCCCCATAAGAGACATATGAATCTTTATCCTTTACATAAAAGGGATAACCAATCATAACGTCTTCCCAAGCTGAGATCCAGTCCTGAGGAAACAATCCGGCTAGTACAAAACTTATCATTTTGATCGGAAACCTATCTGTGGCTCTTGTTAGATCCACGGAATAGAAAACTGGCCAAGATGATGAGTCTTGTAGGAACCGGCCCTGGTCAAAGGTACAATCTTGCGGAATTTTCTTCAGGAGGCTGAATAAGAAATGGTGAACCGGTTTTAGCACTGTCTGACTGAAATAGTCAAATATTGCTATCTCCCGAGTTTTCCCCTCTTTGTCTGGGATCCCAATTATCTTTCGATAATGGCGTCCCCTACAAGGAAAAGGCAACTCTCTGGAGAGATCCATTGGAGAAGGAATACTTGGGTTTTCAAACCTAGTTTCCCATCCAGTGGTCCCTTCAGGGCTAACCACTTTTATTGAGCCTCTCGATGAAATATCCGTCTGAACTTTCCATGAAGGAGAAGATTCCGAGATAGGTGTCTCTTGATGAAAGAACACCCTTCGGAGAATCTCTAACTTCTTGGAAAATTCAGGACCACCTAGAGTTTTCAAACTGGCAAGCAAGCGGTCAGGCATAACAGAGAGATCTGCTATGGCTGTCCACATGGCATGCCCGTTTGGACCACTCTTAGTGGAAAAGTGGTACCTTTGGAAGAGAGCTTGCTCTGGAATGAACTTCTTCTTAGTTGCGGAAGGGAAACCTAGAAATTTCCAAAAGTGTGGAATATATCGCCTGTACGAAGCGGGAATATCAGATTGACAACCTGATACCTCTTCTATAGCTGATACATTCACCACCACTGGTAGTCTCCAGGATCTACTAAAAGTAAGGACACTTAACACAAAGCTGATATTTCTATCAGGTTTGTCTCGGAGTCCTGCCTCTAGTAGTCTCTTCCCCATTCTAGGACGAAGCCATTTCAAAGTGGCTTTCTCCTCCAGAGTTCCGAGTCCCATCAAATATTGGACATATCTCAGCCTAACAAGTTTTATGAACTTGATAGTCTCAGCTAGTCCTCTAGTTGTAAGGACTCGGTCCACCCTCGCTAGGAAAGGTTCTACTATTCCATAGAAGTCGGTGATATCACTATTACCTTTATAGTAACAGTCATACACCCACTTCAGGAGTAATCGGACCTTGTTAACAAGGGACAATCCCTGGCTACTTAACGTAGTAGTTACGGATCGCTTTATTCGTTTTATCTTAGATTTTATCGATTTTAATTTGATTTTCATCTTATTGAAATTGGTAAAGTTTGGGGTGATTCGGATGAAGCGCCCCAGGATGCAGTAATGCACCTGGACTCTAGGATAAACGGTAGAAATACCGGGGGTTCCT